TCCCTGTATGACGATGTGATTCCCAACGATGATGTTGGGGTCATTGTTGAGAAGCTGTCGAACCATGAAGAAATCTTCAATGAGTTCAATGAAGGTGGCCTCAACTCGTATGAAATTAGTCTTGACGAGGTAAAGGATCTTGTCAAGTGGTTTGAGACTGTGTACAATGAAGGTGCACAAGTAACTAGCTGGTGGTAGACAACCATGAATACCGACTACATCTATAACAAGCAGAAGATTCGCAAGCAGCGTATTGCACAGTACGCACAGGAGAATAATTGCGAGATCTTCGAAGCGGCCATGTGGATTGACATGGAGGCACCGCTTACTACCAATCGCAAGATGCTCGCTGAGGCGGGCTTTGAAGTCAACGAGATCACCGAGGATAATTACAAGAGCGTTATCACTGCTCTGCGTAAGATCCATGTTACCGTCTTCATTGATGGTGCATCGGTCGATCAGGTTGTCAAGACCCTACCCAAGATCATTGATGAACAGGTCAATGAGGTCTGGGGTGGAGAGGATACCGAGGAGTTTGTCCAGATCTTTTAATGATCTGAGGTATACACACTATGCATAACAAAAGCTACGCTGGAATGTCTTTCGAGGTTATTGACGGAGTTACTCTGTCCTTTAACCACAGCTACAATTCCAAGGATAATGCGAATTATCCCCCTACTATTCGTATCCAGGCAGGAGACTTTGCTATTCCACTTACCATGGATCAGGCTTATCTCTTCAAGAATTGCCTTGAGCAGATTCTCAACCTTGAAAGGGTGTTGGATAACACAAATGGTTACTGATTTCCCAGACGAAGAGGATTGGTTTGACGATGACGATCCCATTGAGCCAGCTGAATACGAGATTGATCCGCAATACGGATCCATCGACCGCAAGCCTTATTAACAATCTTTATGACCGAGGAATCATTGCCGATTTCTCGGAAGATGGATGGGTTTTATACCATAAGGAATGGTATCCCATTGCAACACTCCTAGAGAGGATTGACATTGAACGTATTTAATTCTTTTGGACGAGACATCACTGGTACTAACTTCCAGGATGCACTTGTTGCTGCGGATCTTGATTGGACAGTTTCCAAGCTGCCTATCTATTCGATGGGTGGAGATCATGAGACTCCAATCACTACGAACAAGCACTTTGCTATGGTTCGTAACGATACCGCAACCATGCTTGGTATCGTTGGTCCAGACTATACGCCTATTCAGAATGAGGAGCTCGCCTATTTGTGCGAGCGAGTCGCTGTGAATGGTGTTAAGTTGAACACTGCTGGCTTCCTCAATGGAGGACAGCGTGTTTGGATGCAGCTTGAGGGAGATTCCTTTGGCGTTGGTCCCAAGGGTGACGAGGTGGTTCCTACCACCCTGTTTACCAATGGACATGACGGCCAGTGGCCTCTTTCATCCCTGCCTACGTCGTATCGGGTAATCTGTCAGAACACTCTGAATATGGCACTTTCTTCCGCACGGAAGAACAATATGATCATCAGCCTCAAGCATGTCGGTAATGTTTCCGACCGACTTGAGCAGATGGTCTATGCGATTGAGAATTGGAAGCACCACACCGAGGTATTCCAGGACCGTGTTAAGTTCCTTGGCAACAAGGAAGTTACCACTGAAATGGTCCAGGAATTCTGGGTTAAGTTGTATTCCAATATGTTTGGAACCATTCATTCCAATCCTCAGTCGGAAGAGTCTCTTGCAGATAACAAGAAGGCTACTTCGGTGATCACCAACTGGTGCAACACCTTCGATTCGGAGGTCAAGCTCAGTGGTGCCAATATGTGGACGGCTATGAATGCTGTTACCTACTGGCTTGATCATGAGCAGATTTATCGCGGCAACAACAAGCGTGATAACAAGTTCAACGATATTCTCTTTGGCAACCGAGCCAAGCAGAAGATCGAGGTTCTTGAATACGCACTTGCCGCCTAACATAAAGGATAACTCAGTGAGTAATCACTGGGTTATCCTTTATTATTTAAGCACCATGCCTAAAGTATTAGACGTAACAATTCGTATGGTAGAATACTCATCCGATGGTAGAGTTGTACTACCATACACAGAACACCGAGTTGTATATGAAACTATACCTGAGAGTTTACAAATTAAACAGGATGATCTCGCCATATGTAGATATGTTGCAGAGAACTGTTTGCAAGTGGAACCATTGCTCCATCAGGGTAGGTGATATCGTCATTCATTTCTTTGATGATGACATACTGCCAAGATGGACTACCGTTGGTGCCGATGAAAGATTGTATAGAAATCATGTTGAGTTTGAGGTTGGAGAGATAGATTCTTTGTTTGTTCTTCGTAACTTTACAAATAGTCTTCCAATATTATCAAGATTCAATAGACTTTCACGACATCTGTGGTACTATACCTTTGGCTTATGGCCCAAGAGAAACGATTGTGTTGATAAGTGCAGTGCTACACTGACATATCTCTTTAATATTCCAAGGTGTTATACTACACCTGATGATCTAGTGGAACTAGTAAATGAATACCGTAAGATACATAAACCATATGGGTGATGACCTAATGGTTGTCAATGCTGCGAGAGTTTCCTTTAAGAAGGAAAGCAAGGAACTAACTGATAAAGATATCAAGTTGATTAATTACCTTGCAAAGCACGGACATTGGACGCCCTTTGCACATCCTCAGATTACATTGCACATCAAGGCTCCATTCCCAATCCGAACCCAGTTCTTCAAACATAAGATTGGTTTCGTTGAGAATGAAGTTAGTCGTCGTTATGTAGACGACACCCCAGAATTCTTTACTCCAATCTGGGCTGCACGACCCATGAATATGAAACAGGGTGCTGGAGAGATCCTTGATATGGATTCTCAGAACAAAGCACATCTGATCTACTGGCATGGACTTGCATCTGCAAATACTGCCTATAGTCAGCTCCTTGATATGGGAGTTGCACCTGAACAGGCAAGGATGGTACTGCCACTTGCTACATATACCGAATGGTACTGGACAGGTAGCCTAGCTGCATATGCAAGGTTCTATTCACAACGATCTGATCCCCATGCTCAGTCAGAGATCAGGGAATATGCAGAAAAGATTGGTTCAATTATTTCTGGTTTATTTCCTGTATCATGGTCAGCACTTACCAATAGTGGTATAAACCCAGAGTAACCATGCTTATAGCATAGCTATACTGCAAAGGAGAATCATGCTACAGACATGGAATAAACTAAGTCGTGAAGAACAACAACGACGAATCAATATGCAGAAGGTCTTTGAAGAAGAGCTTCTTGAGAATGGTATTGAAAAGTATTGGAGAGAATATGGAAGAGCACCAGATGAAGGGAAGCCAGAGCAGTTGCTTCTTGAATCTGCAATCATTCATCTTACTCCATACTACCAACAGTGGATAGATAAATGTTGCGAGAACCGTAAATCACCTGACTGGTTGGCACCTCTGCTATCAGTAGGTGCTGCCAAGATGGCAGACATTACAATCAGATCAATGCTTAGATTGTTCCTTACTAGGAATACAATCCAATCATTCGATGAAACAATGGGCATTCCAGCAAATGCACCAGTAGCCCAGCAAGTAGCCAAGATGATTGCAGAGGATGTAATATCCATTGCTGCATATCAACAGGCAAAGAAAAGATTCTCCGATGATTGGAGAAAGCAATCCAAGTTCATTAAGAACTGGACTGTCAAGAGATGCAAGGCTTTTACAAAGAAGGTTGCTGGTATTCCCAAGCTTAAAGCAAAGGAGAAGGAAGATCTTGGGCACAACATGCTTAGAATTGCCTTGGCTAGTGACATCCTCATCAGCCGAGTACACTGGAACGGTAAGAATAAGAAATCGTTGCTGGTTTCCTTCGCTCCGTGGATCCTATCGGAGATTCAGAAGAGACATGAACTCCTTGAGGCAGCGTGTCTTGTATATAGGCCGATGATCTGCCCTCCCATTAGCCATACGGCTAAGGAGGATGGTGGTTTCCTATCCCCTTGGGTTAGGAAGAAGATGATTAAGAGATATCATCCCGTTGGAGCTGATCCTAAGGATTGGGATTCCCGTCCTTCCGATCTTGTTCTCAAGGGATTGAATGCCCTTATGAATACCGAGTGGTCGGTAAACACACAGGTCTATCAGGTAATGAAGACCATGTTTGAGAATGACCACAGGCTTGCCAACCTACCAGCCTATACCTTCAGGGACTTTGCATTCAATCGTCCTTATCCAGAAGATGGAGCAAAGGAAGACAAGGCAAAGTGGATGCAGGAATCCAACGAGGCTTGGGGTGAATGGTACAAGGAAGAACAAGCACGGTCGAGAATGATTGTCCGTCTTGAGCTTGCTAAGAAGATGATCCATTGGGGTTTCTTCTACATGCCGTATACCCTAGACTTCCGAGGCAGAGCGTATTCAGTATGTGAATTGCTTTCCCCTCAGGGAGTTGACTTTGATCGTGGTCTTGTTCAGTTTGCAATGCCAAGGAAGCAGACAAAGGAAGGTCTGTACTGGTTGTATGTGCATACTGCAAACCTGTTTGATCAGGACAAGAAACCATTTGATGAACGAGTCAAGTGGGTGATTGAGAATATGCCCATGCTACAGAGGATTGCAGATGATCCGTATTCCAACAAGGAATGGATTGATCAGAGCAAGAAGAAGAACAAATCCTTCCAGAGACTGGCAGCGATCTTCGATGTCTGTCGTAAGGATGGATTGACTCAGCTTCCAATCCAGATGGATGGTGCAAATAATGGTGGTCAACACTGGTCTGCAATCATGCGGAACAAGAAGCTTGCTGTACTTACCAACCTGATCAAAACCGAGAAGCCTCAGGATCTATACCAATTTGTTGCTGATTCCGCAACTGAATTCATGAAGGCGCATCCAGATAACAGATGGTATCCAGCATTCCTGGAGTATTGGGATAATGTCCTACCTAGGAATGTAACAAAGCGATCAACCATGTGCGATGCATATGGCCTTACCTTCTATGGTATGCAGAAGTATGTCAAGCAGGAAGGTCATGTTGATTGGGTTCCGAAGGAGCAGAGAGGAGGAGCTGTAGTCGAATTGGCTAGGGCTATCCAGTCTGGTCTTGGTGAGACAATGGAATCTCCCAACAAGGGAAAGGAATGGTTGCGTGAAGTAGCAGACCTACTCAATGCAATGAACAAACCTTTTGTATGGACGACTCCTTCTGGCTTTGAAGTCCATCATGTGTACAATCAGGTGTTGGAACGTGTAAGCTATGCTGAACTATTCAATAGACAGCAGCTTGTATTCTCCACAGTAACGGAGGATCTGGATGGCAAGGCTCAGTACCTTGCTATCTCCCCTAACTACATCCACTCGCTGGATGCAGCGCACATGTTCCTAACAATAGACAGAATGCTTGACGAAGGCATTACTGCATTTTCATTTGTACATGACTCTTATGGTACTTATGCACCAGACATTCCACTGATGCACAGACTACTGAGAGAGGAATTCGTTAAAGTCCATAAGGAGAATCAACTTGAAAAACTCAAGAAAGAAATTGAAGAAAGATACGGGATCTATCTCCCCGAAGTCCCCACCCAAGAAGAAGGCTTTGACATCGAAGAAGTCATTGAATCAGAGTACTTCTTCGCTTAAGAATGTATCGTATCCCGACAAGGTGCCTCGTCTAGTCAAGGTTACATGGGTCGATGCGATAACAATAGGCGGGGCTGGGTGGATGGAAAAGGATGAAGCCAAGTCTTCAGCTAAGGATCCATTGCCAATCATGTTGACTGTTGGTTTTGTTCTACACAATGATGATGAACAGATCTCATTGACATCTACTATTGGACCAGGAGAGACAGCTCAGGTTAACAAGATACCTAAGCGAATGATTGTGAGAATAGAGGAAGTATGATGGCAGAACAGAAGAACATTCGTAGAAAGGATATTCGTGAATTCAATTACGAAAAGCACAAGCGAGAACAAGACAAGAAACGACGACAACAGCAACGTCGAGAAGCAAGGAACAAACGATATGAACCCAACATATGATCACTTGAATTATTATCAAAAGCTTCACCTTGAAGGTAAGTTCAATGTATATGAACCAATCCCTCAGGATAATGGCGAACCTCTTCCTCCGTTAGCAGTTCAATGGAAGGAAGATGCCAAGCGTAGATACCGTGCAGATTCGCCTAAGCTCACTGCACTAGATAGGGGGAACAATGAGAACGCTGGTCATCGGTGACTTGCATTGCCCAGCAGATCATGAAGATTATCTTCAGTTCTGTCTGGAAATGAAACGTAAATACAAGACTAACAATACCGTGTTCATTGGTGATATCGTGGATCATGAAGCCATTTCAAACCACGATAAGAATCCAGCCCTACCTGGTCCTCTAGATGAGTTGGCACAGGCAAGGGAAGGCATACGCAAATGGTACAATGCATTTAAGAATGCGTCTGTATGCATTGGCAACCATGATGCACGGGTACATAAGAAGGCGGTGAAGAATGGCATTCCTGAGATTTATCTTAAGTCTTATTGCGATGTGTATAATACTCCCAATTGGAATTGGGATCATAGTTTTGAGTATAACGGTGTTTACTATGTACATGGCGATGGTTGGGGTGGCCAGTATCCTTCTTTCAATGCTGCCAAGGCAAGACTACAATCAGTAGTATGCGGACATCATCATAGCCTTGCTGCCATTAACTGGATTAAAGGCCCGAATACCATGTATTTTGGTATGAATGTTGGCTGCGGTGTTGATCAGAAACACCCAGCACTTGCATACTCAAAGCCACACCTTAAGAAAGCCATCCTTAGTTGTGGTATCGTGATTGATGGCAATCAACCTTATTTGGAGATCATGTAATGAATGATCAAGAGAACAAACAAGTATCAGCAGTGCCTACGGAAGCTGTTGTTGCTTATCTCAGCGACCTATATCGTCAGCTGGATTCAATTAGTTTCAATATCCGTACAAACATCACTAACATTCTACCCAAGGTAGAAGGTGAAAAGGTAGAAGGAGAAGCCTCAGATGGCAACAACCAAAGCTAAGTATGCAAAGCCCTTTGTGACGGGCAATGTCACAGTAAAGTGGTCACACCTCATGTCTCCAGACGACAAGTTCGGAAACCCAAATCATTCCGTAACTGTTGAGCTTACACCTGAGTTGCAGAAGCAACTTCAGTCGTCTGTAAAGGAGCTTGGTGGTAAGAAGATCAACGGCCTCAAGGATGCCGATGGACTAAAGACAATCAAGTTCAAGAATGTCCTCAAGGCAAAGGAAGGAATCAAGACTTTCCCAGTCATTGGTCCTGACACCAAGCCTACCGATACGATTCCATTCGGATCGGATGTAGTCAGGGTCAAGGTTACACCTGCCCTCATCAGTCGTGACAATTCGGTTTCATTCTACATGGAGTCGATTCAGCTGATTGAGCGTAACTACCAGGGAATGAATTCTGAATTCACGGATGTCAGCAGTTCTGGCATCAGTGAGTCGGACATTCCCTTCTAAGTAGGTGGCTCATGTTGGAGTATAAGTTCCCAATCAATCCCGTTGCTGCATCACGCCCCCGCGTCAGCAAGTTCGGTGCATATTTCACGGGACCTTATAAGAAGTTTCGTTCGATGGCTGCTATTGTAATCAATAAAGTCCTCGGGCGAAACTTCTCTCCACTGAGCGAAAAACTTGCAGTCGATATACAATGTTTTATAACAAGACCTAAATCAACAAAACTAGAATACCCGAGAGCTGATGTAGATAACTACAGCAAAGCCATTCTAGATTCGTTAAATGGTAAGTTGTGGGAAGATGACTCTCAGATCGTTGCTCTGTTCATATCAAAGCAATGGGCAGAACCAGGTAAGGAAGGTTACTTTACCGTATCTATAGAGGAAATCAAAGTTGAACATCGAAAAGTATCGTGAAATAGCGAGAGAAGAATTTCTTAGGATCGACCAACCAAGGTCGCACAACCATGTATCGCTTGTCCTGATGGATAATCGTGTACTTGGTATTGGAATCAACAGGAGAAAGACCCATCCTCTAGCCGCCAAGTACGGCTACAGGAGCTGCGAACTCCACAGTGAACTCGATGCACTACTGAAGGTTCCAAAGAATTATAGAGATAAAGATCTTGTCTTGCTTAACTTCAGGTTTGGTCCAAAGGGAGATATGAAACTGTCCAAGCCTTGCAGCCTTTGCTTGCCTTGGTGTATGGAAACGTTTGTTGAGATCTATTACTCGGTCCCCCATGGACTAGTTCAATTGGATTATTAAGGTCAAGCTATCGGTCTGGTGCCGACTATGCCTAGCGTATTCGCAGATACGTCAATAAAATGGTGGCATGGTGGGGGTTCGATTCCCCCAGATAGCTTTCATGGTAGGGTGCCTGATAGATTTGGTAAAAGGTCGTGACTTATAATCGCGCTCATGTGGGTTCGACTCCCACCCCTACTACTATTAATGGGCAGTGTGTTGCTGCCCTGTTTTTGTCGCAAAGGAATGATTATGCGAAACATGAGTATTGAAACAACTATTGAACGTGTGGTCCAGGAAGTATGGGAAATTGAAATCGAAGACAACGATGATCCCCATGATGTCTTTGAATACATCGCAGAAGATCCCACTAGGCTCTGGCGTGTATACAATCCTACCCTAATTGATTCACAAGACATTGACGAAACTACCATGGAAGTAGTTCGCTTTGAGGCATACGACGAATGAAAACAAAAACAATTATCGTACTCAGTGATGGAGAAACCTGGAATGAAATTGATGGATGCAGTATCTGCATAATCAATGAAGAAGAATTTGATGATCTTTGCGCTGATCGTATTGGCGCACAGGACCTGACACCCCTAGCGGAGATTGGACTTAAGAATTATGGATCTTGAATCAGACGTACACAACACACCATGGACAGAAGTTGTTAACCTACCAGTCATGGTTACACCCGAAATGTATAACCTGATGGCAGATATTATTCTCAGCAAGCTTGAGAACAATAGTAAGTTCCAGAATATCCTGGATGCCCGAATCAATAGATGGATGGATCGTAACTTTAATCTCAGTGATTACAACACTGATGGCATTAAGGAAGATATCCTTGATGCAGTTCGATATGACCTGAGGCACAGCATTCGCGCCGAAGTCGAAATCCATATAGACTAAGATGTATCCCCATAGCTCAACTGGATAGAGCAACAGCCTTCTAAGCTGTAGGTTGCTGGTTCGATTCCAGCTGGGGATGTTAAAGGAGGAAAGCAAATGAGATATCCATGTAGTGATTATGAGT